GGCACGCTTAGTAATACCGCTCTCGCTCATCTGCATGTGCAGTGGGTAGCACTGAGAGATCGAGCGGGCGATGATCATCACACAAGCGTAAACACCCGGAACGTGGCGGGCACCGAAACCATTTACTTCGAGGTTGCGCTGCCATCCATCCTCGAGCGGCCCGAGGGCGTACATGCCGCCGAGCTCGCCCATACCGTTGAACGGGCCGCGAGAAGCGCCCTCGAATCCGAAGAGGGACTTCATCCGCGAGAACGCCCCCACTTACGCGGCTTCCGGCGGGGTGTCTGAATCACCGCGGGACTTCGATGTGGATGCGCGCTTTTTCGGCGCCGTCTGAAGTGCCGTCATATCACGGGTCATGTACCCCTGTTCGCGCTCGCCGGCGCTGGGCTCTTCGTAAATCTCGCCATACCCGGCGCATTTCACCGCATCACCTGCCTGCACCAGTGCGTCGGCGTCTTCAGCCGTGATGTACTCGGCGCGTTTGCCGCCAGCAGCTGAGGGTCGAAGGATGATGGCCATGCTCGTTACTCCGTGAGAATCGAAAAAGGGTGCCCGACTGTCACGCCGAGCACCCTTACCATCACACCTTACCAGGTGATGTTGTTGATGGCGTACACCGCAGCATTACCGCGCAGGAGAGCCCACGAGGTAGGAGCGACCATTCGCAGCCCCACGCTGTAGGTCTGCCAGAGCGAACGTGCGGTGTAACCAGTCGAGCCCGTGCCCGTGGTCCCAGTTACCGCGATGCCGCCGTTCACTGCAACCTGACCCCCCACACCTACTACGCCGGCTGCACCGGAGTTGGCCATGGTGGGAGCGGTTGTGTTGGCGTTGGCCTCGACAACCGTAGCGACATCGCTGACGTCGAAGATCGGCGTGTCGAACGCGGTTGCGAACGTGCTAGCGTCGATCAGGATGGCAGTGTTCGCCGGGACGTGCTGCGAGGAGATCACTTCCATGCCCAGCAGACGGCCTGCGGCGATCTCGTCCGCGAACGCGCGAGCGCCGAGCGGGTTGGTCATCATGCTGACCGAGAGGCGGTTGGCCGTCGGGAGCAGCAGGACCGGACGTGCGCCGAGGCGTGCGTTGGTCATTGCCGTAATCGCTGCCTTGAGATCCGCCAAGACCGCAGCTTCGCCGCCGCCTGCCGTTCCGGTCGCAGCAGTTACACCGACCAGCAGGCCAGCCGGGCGAACGCCGGTTACCGCAGCAGCAGACGAGAGCAGCGCAGCGTCGAGCACTTGCGCGTAAGCCTCGGAAAGGCCGTCGCGGATCAGTGCTTCGATCGAGGGGGTGCTGCGCTCTACGATCTCGCGCGACATCGTGGTGATGGCGGCGAGCTTGTAGCGGTTCATCGTCGCCGAGCCGAAGCTAAACTGCGTGAGCGGGATTGCGCCTGCCTCACCAACCCACGCGGGCTCGCTCAGGGTGGCACCCAGCTGGTTACGCACCGGCACGGTGATGGAGTTGAATCCGCCGAACGACAGGATCTGCGAGCGGCTCGCAAGCTCTGCGGCAACCGAGGTGGCGCGCAGGCTGTTGAGGAACCCTTGAACGTCGGTTTGCACCAGTTCAGCGGCCCAGCCAGCGGTGGTGGTCATGGCCGGATTCACGGCAGCTTTCTGCACGTAGTCGAGTGCGGCGGATACGCGGTCGTCAGCCTTGTAACGCTCTTCCAGAACCTCGGCCTCGCTCTTGCGGGTTGCGTAAGCAATCGCCTTCACGGTGGCCATCTGCCAGAGCAGGGAGCCGTCGCCCTTGGCATCGCGCCTCTGCGAGATGATGCCGGGCGCGCCTTCGACGGGGCGTGCGCGAGCGGCGAGTGCGGCCTCGGCCTTCTTGAGAGCGTTCACGGTGGCGGACTGCTTCTCGACCTTCGAGGAGAGCTCCTCAACCTGCACGAGCAGGGTCTCTTCCTCGGGAGCGGCCTCGAGTGCCTTGGTGGCCTCGACCAGCGAGTCCTTGAGGGATACCAGTTCCGCCTCGGTGGCGATGATACGATCTGCGATATTCATGGTTCAGTTCCTAATGGTACGCTGTGCGGACAGGATTGCCCGCTTAGCGCGTTGAAGTGTGTCTGCCGGGGTGGGGTCTGACTCGACACCCAGATCTATGCCGAAGTGCTTGGCGATCTGCATGGCCCGGGGATGGGCAGGCGTCGCGACCAGACTGCACTCAAGCAACTCGATTTCTTTGAAGTGAACGCCGCCCTGCTTGTTGGGCTCGCCCCGGCCGCGAAAGCCAATGGAGGCGCCCAGCGGAACACCGTCCGCCAGCAACTGACGGAACATCTGGCCAAGATTCGTGGAGGCCAGCTTGAGGTGCCCGCGCAAAGTACCGGATTTCGATTCTAGCGAGGTCCAGTATCCTGCGATCCGGTTGGGATCGTGGTTGACCAGCGCAATCAGCTTGTCAATCTGAGTCAGGGGCTCGTAGGCGGCGGGATCAATGGTGTCACGCACGCGGTCAGGAGTAGACGCTGACATCACGAACCGAGCGTCGAATTCAGACCCGGCTAGCTTTTCTACGTCTGCTAGATGTCGTTTCGTAATCATGATAAAATTCCGATACGAATATGGGGAAAATACCACATGGGCCGACGAAAGTAAATGGGCTCAGCTACTTTTTTTAGCGTAGCCCAATGTCCTGAAGTCGATGTCATAGGTGTCGTTGATCAAGCTAATCGTGGCCGGCGTCAGCAGCTGGTGCGGCTCGGGGATGCATTGCGCGATCGCCAGATCCGTGCATCCAATTTCAGATAAATCACCCTGCAATGTAGGGGGTACCTTAGGGGTGACCAGCGTTTTTTTCATCTGGGGGCACTTCATATCGATGCTGGCACAGAAGTCCTTGATGCCAAGATCTAAGTTCTTGACATCGATGATGACTACGTCTTTCAGCAGATGTTCAAACTTCGGATCAACCTGAGTCCACCAGTGGGGATTGCCATCTATCTTCTTAGCATTGTCAGCCGTGACTTCTAAGAACTGCTTGAAGCTTGCATTCGGCGCCTTTTCTAGCAGCCTCCACGCGCACCCTTCTAAGGGTGCATCCGAGAAATGCCACCTTCCGGCGTAGTTCACGAACTTATTGACGTAGCCAGAAATCGACCTTGAATACGGGTCTCTCGTAATGATGCAAGCCTTGAATCCGTGGTTGTACATCAGATCTTCCGCAAGCTCAGCGTCGATCTGGGTGTTAGGAGAACTCAAGATAGGACGCCCGACTTTCATCTCTTTGGAGCGTCTCATTGCAGGAACTACCAGATCTATCATCCAGTCAGTCAACGATGTCGTCGCAGCTTTGAACGACCAGAAAAAGATAGCTTTCTTCGGCAGGTATACATACGCTCTCGTTGGCATGGGATCACCCTATCATTGCTAAGACATCGAACTGGCCGACAGACCCGTCCGTAATGGGGAACACCGCCATCACAGCGGCGACTATTGGGTCGATGCGCTGAGAAGACTTCGCCTTGTCCAGCTTGATAGACCCAGCGGGGTCTGATACTGCAATGGCCGACGCCGCAGCCATATTAAAGAGTGGATGATTCCCGTGGCGAAGGGTCTTAGCCAGCATCTCAGACTGGAAAGCCTCGCACCGAGGCGAGAAGTCGCGGAAGCCTTGACCGACTTCGTGCCACGTCGCCTCAGTGGCAAACCCCACCCTCTCACACGCGCCTTTGAATTCGTTGATCCGCCAGCGGTCGAACTCGATGTTTGACACCTTGATCTCAGCATCGTACAGCATGTCGCGGACTTTAGTCGCCAGCTCTTCGTAGTTCATCACTCCGCGGCCGCAGGTGTGCATGAATCCGTTGTCGACCCAGTAGTCATAGGGGGCTCGATCTCGCTGAGCACGAGAAACCACTCCCTCGCTCGGGCAGAACACGAAGGGGTAGATGTGCACGTAGCCGGTGACCTCGTCCTTGGCCGCGATAACTGCAGCCGTGAGGTCATGCCGAGCGGACAAGTCTAACCCCATCGACACCGACCTGCCACGGAACCACTCCAAGGTGAAGGGTTCACCACACGCTTTCCACACGGAGGGGGCCAGCCACAGCGTGTCCTGGGAAATCCGGCAGTTCAACAGCAGGTTCCGGACTCCGTTCTCCATCGGAGGTAGACGCGAAGCTTGCTCGAGCTGAGTTCTCAGATCGTTGACGGAGCGGAAAGTGCCAAGACCGGGGTTGGCTTTCTTCCACTGCGTCTCGTCCATGAGGTCGCACCGGTCATCGGCGCTGTAGACGTGGCAAACCGTTGACGCAGACCTAGATTTCACGGCGTCGTCGATCAACACGGACAGGAAGTCCGCGTCCGTCGCAGCCTGCGTCGAGATGGTCACGAACAGAGGATGCGTGTGGGAACCCTGTGACGACCGCAGCATAGAGACGTACTCGTTCGTCGGGCCACGGATCTGGCCAGACTCATCCAGAACTAAGACTAAGAACGACTGCCCGTGTCCGGTCTTTGCTTCCGCGGACAAAGCCAAGTATTCGGTGTTCATGGCGGTGCCGGTGATCTTCTTTGCAGACGGAACGATGTGCGTCCGCTTAGACAGTTCAGACGACATCATCAGCATCTTCACCATCATGTTGAAGACGAGCGCTGCCTGGGCCCTAGAGTTGGCGGCTGAGGCGATGGAAGCGTTCTTGATCGCCAGCGGCCCGACGAGGTACGCCAAGACAATGACGGCGATGAGGAACGTCTTGCCATTTCGTCGGGCGATCGACAGCACGGCCGTGTCGGTATGCACCTCATTGTCGAACACAGAATAAAGGAAGGCCTCCTGGAAGGGGTGCAACCTTAAAGGCTGCCCTACTTCGATACCGTCAGGGACCTTGAGGTAGGTCTCTGCAAACTTCATCACCTTCTCAGCCTTGGTCAGCTGATTGGACGGCACAGACCTCCAGTCCCGTATAACAGGGACCGGCCCACTCTTGATGGCGTTGGTGACTTCGGGCGCTAGTCTCATCACATTCCAGCCAGCAGGCCGTCCTCGCTCTCAGAAGATCGCTCGATCGCCTCCTGCACCCGCTTGTTCCGGACCTGGGCGACGGATCCGGAGGTGGTATTGATGACGCCAAGGCCGACGGCCATGTACAACTTCGTCGTCATCATTGTCAACCGCTGCAGCTCTCGAGTGATGTCTGACGAATCGTCAGTTACCTTGAACGGGTCGACGTTCGACAGCATGGTCAGAACGTCCTGGACGCGCACTTCGATGGCCGCGATGGTGGCCAGCATGAGGATGTCGTTCTGGCGCCAGTCAAAAGACGGCTTGCACGAGACCAAGTTGTCGAAGATCTCCCGACCGCGGCGGTCAAGGTTCGCCCTCAAGGGGGGATCAATCTGGGTCATGGCGCGCTGCGCGAGGTGGCCATTCCTCTCTGCCGCGTAAAACGACTCGCCACCTTCCAGCCGAGTACTAGATTCAGGGCGATCGCCCTTTTTCTTCTTCAGCGCGGTGTCTAAGATGAACATGTCAGCTACTCCATTCAGAGTTGATGGGGAACCCATCCGGACCCACCGGCGTAATGCCAAGTACGTGGGGGTGCATCTTGTCGATGTGACGTCTGTTGTCACAGGTCCGACAGAGGACGCGCATGTTGAGGGGGTTCAACGCGAGGTGGGGGAACTCCCGCCGGGGGCGGACGTGGTCGACCACAGGCGACTCGCCGTTCTTCGACTTGCCAAGGCATAGTTTCTTGCACCAAGCACAGGTGTACGAATCTCGGCGCAGGACAAAGGCCCGGACCCGCTTCCACTCCAAGCTGTTATAGAAGGGGTCGGGCATAATGGGTTCCTATAGGGCAGGTGTCACGCACGTAGCGCAGGGGCATAGTGCATAGTACGAGATGATATACCCTACCTCTCTGAGGGTGAAGGGCCCCTGAGTGCACCACAGGGGCTTCACTCGTCCTCGAGCTCGTCTTCATCTTCATCAGGCTCGTCTTCATCTTCGTCGTCGGAGGTCTGAGCGTTCTCCGACGACGCCCAGCGCGTCTCCATCGCCTCGATCCTGCTGGCCTTTTCTTCAGGCGTAAGGGCCGCCCATGCGGCATCTTCGGCGGCACGCTCTAGCTGGGCCGCTGCGAGTGCCTCTGCCTCCATCTGGGCAAAGATGTCGCCCATGCCCGTCATCTCGTTGCTCATGTCGTCTCCTCAGTTTCGGTTAGTTGCGCCAAGGAATAATATCCCTGGCGGTGGGGGATGTAAATACAGGCGAGTGAATACTCTTGCATCTTAACGAAGCG